ATGGTGCGCGTACTGCTGGCGCTGAATGCAAGGGAGGTAGGGCAATGATTCTCGGAATAGACCCCGGCTGTACCGGCGCACTGGTCGCCATGGACGCATCAGGCTTCGCAGACTGCTTCTTGATGCCCACGATCAAGGTAGGAACCAAGAGCCGCGTAAACGGCGCAGCAATCGCCGCATTCATTCGCAGCATTCCCGGTGGTGTCTCACACGCCTACATCGAGCAGGTACACGCAATGCCGGGGCAGGGCGTATCTAGCATGTTCACCTTTGGACACTCGGCCGGCGTAGTTGAAGGCGTGATAACCGGCATGGGCATACCTGTATCCCTTGTGACCCCGCAGGCGTGGAAGAAACACGCCGGGCTCATCGGCACAGACAAGGACGCGGCAAGGTCCAGAGCCGTACAGCTCCATCCCACGCTACGAGTGCTGGACCTGAAGGGCAAAGGGCAGGCCATCGCCGACGCGATACACATTGCGCGCTACGGGCTAACGCGGCAGGAAGGCCAAGCATGAAACGCTGCCCACATTGCGACACGTCGAACAATATCTTTGCAATCCGGTGCAGCAAATGCGGTGCCGTGCTGCCAGGGGCGGATTTTAGGAGACGCAAACCATGACCATCCCCGCATACCGCTACGGCGACCCGGCAAAGGTATACGAAGCCAAAGAGCAGCAGACGTGCAAGGGATGCGTGCACCTGGATCGACTGTGGGGCGCGGAGTTCTGCAGGTTAGGCGTGTCGCAGGGCAAGAACAACATGCGGCGATGCATCAAATTTATAGGAGACGGCACACATGGGCAAAATGGAACTGCGCGGAATTGAGCTGGCCATGTCGGCATCAGCGGCCCTGTACATCGCAAAGATGGGTGGCGGGTACAAAACCAATGCATCGGCCTGTGACGAGGCGCTACGGCAGCAGTCGGGCAGAGTGAGTGTAAGCCGCGATATGGTGCTGTCCCGTCTAGAGAAGGTCGGAGATAGCAGGATGGTCCTAAACTGTGTTACGCGCATACCGGCCCCAGCCGGCCCGCTTCTGCTCGCAATGTGCGGCATGGCGGACAGCAAGACGCTCGCCAGGACCATGGCCGCGCTACTTGGATACGCAGGGCAAGACGTGGCAGAGCGTCAGGTTCTCGGGTATATGTCGCCCGGTGGATACGGCAAAGGCAGGCCACCACTGTGCAGGCGTCACATAGAGGACGAGCTGGACCGGCTGCTGTACGTGGCGGATGCGGCAATCTGCGAACGCTATCCGTGGGTCAATGAAAATTAGAATATTCCGATATTGACATTTTAATCAGGCTCGTTTAAGCTGGTTTTCGATAAGCTGGCAACAGCCATCCCAGAACACCAAACCCGTCCATTGTGGCGGGTTTTTTTCGTCCCCAGTTTTCGCGCCTCCTCCTTTGACCACGCGTGAAAGCCTTGCCCGCCCACCCCGGCGGGCTTTTTTATTTGGAGCAACCGCAATGGCAGAAATGGGGCGTCCTACCGACTACACCCCGCTCTATTGCGAGCAGGTCATTGAGCTTGGCCGGGTTGGAAAGTCGGTAACGCAGATCGCCGCCGAGCTGGATGTAAACCGGGACACTATCTACGAATGGGTCAAAGTCCACCCGGACTTTTCCGACGCAATTACACGCTCGAAGCAGCTTGCTCAAGCTTGGTGGGAAAACATAGGCCAGAGCGGGTTGATGATGCCGGGCTTTAATGCATCGCTGTGGGCGAAGCAAGTCAGCTGCCGATTCCGAGAAGACTACGCCGAAACCAGTAAGCACGAGATCACCGGCAAGAACGGCGGCCCAATCGAAACCAAGCGCATACAGGACATGACCGATGACGAGCTTGCAGCAATCGCAGCAGGCAGCGGCGGCGGAGTTGCTGACAAGGCGTAGGGCGCGCCAAGACATCCTGCACTACGTCAACGCAATTGAGGTTCCTGGCAGGCCGGTCAGCGATGACCCGGATGAGCATCTGTTTCTGCCGATTGAAACAACGCTGGCAGATCATCACCGGTTGCTGCTGCGCAAGCTGGACGAGACCAGCAAGACACCACACGGCCGCATGATGGTGTTCATGCCGCCAGGCAGTGCAAAGTCAACGTATGCGTCAGTGGTGTTCCCCACGGCCTTTCTCGGGCGTGAGCCTAACCGCAAGATCATCTTAGCCAGCTATGGCAATGACCTGGCCCGCAAGATGGGGCGCAGGGCTCGGCAGATAACACGGTCGGCCCGGTTTCGCGGCATCTACAGCTGCGCACTGTCTGCAGATAGCTCAGCTGCTGACGAATGGAGCCTGACAAACGGCTCTGAATACATGAGCTGCGGCATTCTGTCCGGCATCACCGGCAATCGCGCGCACGGCATCATCATTGATGACCCGGTAAAGGGCCGGCAAGAGGCTGACAGCGAGACGATACGAGGCAGCATCTGGAATGCGTACGAGGACGACCTAAAGACCCGGCTGATACCGGGCGGATGGATTGTCATCATTCAGACCCGATGGCATGAGGATGATCTATCCGGGCGAATCCTGCCTGACGACTGGGCCGGCGAGTCTGGCCCGATTCTCTGCAAGGATGGCAATACCTGGGAGGTAGTCTGCCTGCAGGCCAAGTGTGATGTCAGCAATGACCCGCTGGGCCGCAAGATAGGCGATTACCTCTGGCCTGAGTGGTTCGACCGCAGGCACTGGGCGCAGTTTCAAAGCAACCCGCGTACGTGGTCGGCGCTGTATCAGCAGCTGCCCAGCGCGCAAGAGGGCACGTTCTATAAGCGCGACTGGTTCCGCAGGTTTCGTACTGCGCCAGCGGTCTACAAGTACATGACCAGCGACCATGCACCGGCCGGGCAGGATGACAGCGATTACTCATGCATTCGTGTATGGGGCATAGACGCCTTGGGTGATGTGTACCTGGTAGATGGTTTCCGCCATCAGGAAACGATGGACAAGACTGCAGACCGCGCGCTTGACCTGATACGCAAACACAAGCCGTTCTGTTGGTTCCCTGAAGACGATAACAACTGGAAGAGCATCGCCGGCTTCGTGGTCCGCATGATGCGCGAGCAAAAGATCAGCTGCAGGATTGAGCCGATAAGCCCGCATGGCAGTGATAAGCAGGTCAAGTCGCAGCCAGCGCAGGGCATGGCAAGTATGGGTCGTATCTGGATACCTGAAGGGCCAGAAGGCGACGATGTAATCGACCAGTATTGCAAATTCCCGAATGGCCGTAACGACGATGAGCCCGACACGCTGGCGATTATCTGCCGGGCGATAGATCAGGCGCATCCAGCCATAGTGCAGCACGACGACAAACCGAAAACGCAGGACCGCTGGGCGCGTAGCTTTGGCGATGACAACGAGGAAAGCGATTCGTGGAAAACCGTGTAACCAAGAAAGCCGACGACAGCGGTGCAGTACTGCTGCGCCTGGTCGATTGGTATCAGGCCGCCGAAGATGCCACGGCAGACGCACGCCAAGAGGCAGAGCAGGCACGCGACTACTACGACGACAAGCAGCTTACGGCAGCAGAGATCGCCACGCTGAAGAAGCGCAAGCAGCCGCCGCACTGGTCGAATCGCATCAAGCCCAAGATAAATTACCTGCTGGGTACGGAAGCGCAGAAGCGCACCGACCCGAAAGCCTACCCGCGCAACCCTGCCGACGAAGAGGCCGCCACAGCCGCTAGCGATGCGCTGCGCTATGTGACCGATGACCAGAAGTGGGACCGCAAGCGTTCCGAGTGCTTCAGCAACTTCCTGGTTGAGGGCGCGTGCGGTGTTGATGTCGCCGTGCGTGAGGCATACGGCAAAGACGGTGACTACTGCATCGACATCAAGCCCATCATGTGGGATCGCATGTGGTGGGACCCGCACAGCCGGGCGCGCGACTTCTCTGACGCAAAGTACATCGGCCAGTTCGTATGGATGGATCTTGACGACGCGGTAAGCCAGTGGCCTGACAGTGCTGACGTGCTGGAGGCCATGATCACTGGTAACCCGAGCACGAACGGCGAGACGTACGACGATGTGCCCCGCCAGCGCTGGACCGACCCTAAGCGCAAGCGTGTGCGCATTGCCGAATGCTGGAGCAAGGAAGGCAACAAGGTCTTTTATACCAAGTTCACCCAGGGCGGCGTGCTGGAGCGTATCGAATCCCCGTACAAGAACGAGGACGGTGAACCAGAGCGGGGGCCTGTCTTCGGTTCGTGTTTCATTGACCGCGATGGCGACCGTTACGGCGTAGTTCGCTCATGGATACCGATTCAGGACGAAATCAACAAGCGCCGCAGCAAGGCGCTGCACCTCATGAGCGTGCGCCAGACTTACGGCAATGCCTCTGCACTGGCTGACGTGAACAAAGCCCGCAATGAGCTGGCCCGGCCCGATGGCCACGTAGAGATGCAGGGCGGCAGCAAGTTCGGCGAGGACTTCGGCATTCTGCCCACTGGCGACATGGCAGCCGCTCAGGTCAATCTGTTGCAGGAGGCCAAGCAAGAGATTGATTCAGTAGGCGTCAATGCTGCCCAGGCCGGCACGGAACAGCGTGTCATGTCTGGCCGTGCGCTGATCGCCAAACAGGAAAGCGGCTTGTCTGAACTTGGCCCGGTGTTCGACGGATTCAACCAGTACCAGCACGACGTTTACCGGCGCATCTGGAATTGCATTAAGCAGTTCTGGACAAAGGAAAAGTGGGTTCGGGTCACGGATGATGACAAAAACGTCAAGTTCGTGGGGCTGAATCAGCCGCTGACGCTTGGCGAAAAGATGCTGAACGAGGCCAAGCAGTCGCGCATTCCGCCAGCCCAGCTGCAAGAGTTGGAAATGCAGATACAGCAAGACCCGATGGCTCAACAGATCGTCGGCACCAAAAACAACATGGGCGAACTGGACGTGGATATCACGATTGATGACGTTCCCGCCACTGCCAGCCTGCAGCAAGAACAGTTTGAGACGCTCGCACAGATCGCCCCGCAAGCCGGAACCATGCCGCAGCCGCTGTTTGAGGCGCTGATTATGGCGTCTGGCCTGCGCAACAAAGACAAGATCATCGAGAAGCTCAAGGGCGGAGGCGAGCAGGACGGCGCAGCGGCTCAGATTGAGCAGATCAAGCAGGAGGCTCAGCAGATGATGGGCGAGCTGCAGGCCCGCGTTGAAGAGCTGGAAAAAGACAAGTCCATTGACCTGCTCAAGCTGGAAATCGAGCAGTACAAGGCAGAGACAGACCGCCTACAGGCGACCGCACCAGCCATGCCGCAAGAGGCTGTGCAGGCCATTGTGATGCAGACGGTGCAGGAGCTGCTGACCGGCCCGCAGGAGCAGGAACAGCCGTTGCCGCAGATTGAAATGCCGCAAGAGCCCATGCCGGAGCAGATGGAGCCGCCCCCGATGGATGAGCCGCAGATGATGCCGCCCGACATGCCCCCCGAAATGATGCAACCAGACCCCGCCGATGACGCGGGGTTTTTTATTGGTGAGGAAGAACAGCCATGAATTTTGCCGCCCCTGGATCATGTCAGGCCGTAGCCATCAGCACGACGACTGCCAGCTGCACGGCGTTCAAGTCGCGCGTCATTGATGTAACGCCGACCGTGGATTGCTTTGCCCGGTATAGCCCGAGCGGGACAGCTGTCACTGCGCTATCGAATGGCACCGACCAGTTCTTGCTGGCAGGCAGCACGCAGCGGTTTGACGTTGTGCCCGGCTCGATTGTCGCCTTCATCACGTCAAGCGGTACCGGTACCGTCTACATCGCAGAGGTGGGCTAATGGGCTCGAACAATAACGGCGGCATCGTCGGAGTTCGCGGCCTGACCAATCCGCAGGTGGGCAGCAGTGCGGTGACGTCAGGCAATGACAATATCCGCAGCCTGACATGGACACTATCACCGACCAGCGCCAGCACAACGGTATGGTCAGGCTTTCTGTCGGAGCTGACCTACAGCGGCACGGCCAATGTGAACGCCCCGGGCCATCCGATTGCCCTGTTTGGCTACAACAAAATCAACTGCCCAACGTACACCGTGGATCTGGCTATTGCCACTGAGGGCAAGTCCCTTGTAACGGCTGGCACGGTCACGTCATTGGTTTCAGTGCATGCCGGGCTTGAGAATGTCGCAGTAGGCGCTACGGCGACGAATGTATCGCTCATGAATGCCGTGGTTACACAGAATCAGGGCACGCTGAGCAATCTATTCCTGCACGACTCCGGCATCACCGCAGCAGCGTCCACCATCGGAAATGCCTTCCACTATCGAGCCCGCGACATCACGCAGGCCCAGGCAACGAACTCGGCCGCGTTCTATGGGCTGATGTCCGACAAGGGCGGCAGCGTCCAGCACTGGAACTGCTACATGACCGGCAGCGCACCCAACGCATTCGCTGGCAAGGTGCGCATCGGGTCTACCGTGCTGCCAGTCAACACGCTGGACGTGACCGGCAACGTAGCGGCAACAACTACCATCCTCAGTTCTGGCGCTACCTCTGGAGTCGGGTACGCAACAGGTGCGGGCGGCACCATCACGCAGGCAACCAGCAAATCGACGGGCGTCACGCTAAACAAGGTATGCGGCACGATCACCATGAACGCGGCAGCACTGGCCGCAGCCACCTCCGTCAGCTTCACACTCACGAATAGCGCGATTGCCGCAACTGACGTTCCTTTAGTGGCCATTAAATCGGGCGCGACTGCCGGTGCCTACACGCTAACCGTTGATGCCGTTGCCGCAGGGACATGCCAGATATCACTTAGAAATCGCACGGGCGGATCGCTTTCCGAGGCCGTTGTAATCAATTTCGCTCTCATCAAAGCCGTAGCCGCTTGATGACTGCACCCGTCGCCGGGGTTTCGGGCGTTGCAAGCCGTCGCCGGGTATATCGGGCGTTTTGAGGAGTAGTAGAAATGACGGATTCACTGAGTTCTGTACTGGACGAAACGATCACGACCGAAGCCGAAGCGCCCGAATCCGTTGCAGATGATGCGGTGGTAGACGAGCAGCAAGAGGAACATGTCAACGATTCGGGCGAGCAGGAAGAAAGCACCCCGACGCCGGAGGTGGTCCACGAGGACAAGAAGCAGAAAGGTATCGAATCGGCATTGCTGGCTGAACGGCGCAAGCGCCAGGAGGCAGAAGCAGAGCTGGCCCGGTATCGCAACGCAGGAACGGAGCAGAAAGAGCCGCAGCAGGAGCCGCAGGTCGGCAACTATGAGACGTATGAACAGTACGTCGCAGACCTTGCCAAGTATCACGCCGATCAGCGTTTTGCCGAGCTAAAAGCCAATGATGCGCAGCGCGTCGAGCAAGCCCGCCAGCAGCAACAGGCGAGCGAGTTTGAAGCGCAGGCCAACACGGTTATTGCTGCTGGTCGTGCTAAGTACCCCGATTTTGATCAGGTCATCAACGAGTCTGTTGCGCCGTACCTGTCGCCAGCCATGCAGCAGGCGCTTGTTTACAGCGACAACGGTGCTGAGGTGTCTTATCACCTTGGCAAGCACCCGGAGGACTTGCAGCGCATCGCAAGCATGCACCCGGTGCATATGATTCGTGAGCTGCACAAACTGGAAATGAGCCTTGCCAAGCCCACCGCCCCTGCACCTGTGCCGAAACCCGTCATTCCGCAAACACTGACATCAACCCGCGACGCTCGCGGTCGCTACGAATCCAGTTCGGACGGCCCGACGCCGCTTGACGACATCTTGGGCCGAAAAACCTAAGACACCAAAACCCCATGAAGCCCCTCCATTGAGCGGGGTTTTTTCATTTCAGGAGCACCGCAAATGGCACTTACAACTGCCCGCACTGGCTTGACTCCCCAGCAATGGGATGACAAGTTTTTTACCGCCTACGTCCGCGAATCGCGCTTCAAGCGTTACATGGGCACCGATGAAAACTCACTCTTCCAGCTTAAGGAAGACCTGACCAAGAAGAAGGGCGACTCTGTCACTTTCGCCCTGGTCAACGAGCTGACCGAGGCATGGATTACCGGCAATGGCACGCTGGAAGGCAACGAGGACGCGCTTGATTCCCGCTCGTTCCGTGTCCACGTTGAGCCGCTGCGCAAAGCCGTGGCCGTTACCGAGTGGGACGAGCAGAAGAGCGTCATCGACCTGCGCAACGCCGGCAAGACCATGCTGAAAATGGCCGCCATGACCAAGATGCGCGATGACATCATCGAGGCGCTTGGTTCCATCAATGGTGTTGCCTACGCATCCGCCTCTGAAGTCCAGAAGGATGCATGGCTGGCTGATAACGCAGACCGAGTGCTATTCGGTGCCGTCAAATCCAACAATTCCGGCAACGACCACAGCGCCTCGCTGGCCAACATCGACAACACCACCGACAAGCTGTCGCCGGAGATGATCAGCCTGGCCAAACGCATGGCACAGACAGCCAGCCCGAAAATCCGCCCGACGAAGCTGTCGGAGGATGAAGAGTGGTTCGTTATGTTCGCCAATGCCCAGGCATTCCGCGACCTGGCCAGCAATAGCACCATGACCCAAGCCAATCGTGACGCTCGCGTTCGCGGCATGGACAACCCGCTGTGGACTGGTGGCTCCCTGATTTGGGATGGCGTCATCATTCGCGAAATCCCGGAAATTGCCGTTCTGTCCGGCGTGGGCAATGGTTCCATCGACGTAGCCCCTAACTACCTGGTCGGCGCTCAAGCTCTGGCTATCGCATGGGCGCAGCGTACCAAGACCGTTACCGACGTACGCGACTACGGTTTCCGCCACGGCGTTGGCATGTCCGAAATTCGCGGCATCGAAAAGATGCTGTTCGGTTCGGGCTCCGGCGACACGGACGATCTGAAGCAGCACGGCGTTGTGACCGTGTACACCGCTGGCGTTGCTGACGCTTAAACCATGATGCCCGGATGATTCCGGGCTTTTTTCATGAAAAGGATTTGAAAATGGCAACTTTGACTGCTGACCGCGCCGCATCGACCTTCCCAGTATTCCAGCCGACTGGGTCAGGCGTTCTTTGTGCTGCTTATGGCACGTATGCCCTGACCGCTAACGTGGGCGCTGCTGACATCGCCAAGATGTGCAAGCTGCCGGCCGGTGCTGTTGTGGTAGGTGGACACCTGTACGGTGCCGACATCGACACAAACGGCACTGAAACGCTTGATATTGATGTGGGCTGGGCTGCCAATGGCGGATCGGGCACATACGATTCCGCAGACTCCGACGGTCTGGGCAACTTTGGTGTGCTTACTGGCGATGCTTTTGCGACCGGCAACGTATCTAACGTGACTGGCGTGCATTATCCGCTTGCCGGCCTGCTGGTAACTGGCGTTCTGCCCACCTTCACCGCCGAAACAACCATCCAACTGCTGTTCAACGCCGTAGCCGCTACGTTTACGGCCGGCTCCCTGTCTGTTGTTGTGTATTACGTGGTGCCGTAATGCGCCATTTCGCCTACACCGGCGACCATGCGGAGGTGACCCTGTATGGGGTCACTTTCCGCAGGGGCGAGCCGACGCCCATTCCTGACGACAAAACCGCGTTGCTGCGCAAACTGCCTGGCAATCCGCACTTTGTCGAGTCACTGAACTACGTGCAGCCAGACCTGCCAGGCAATGAAGTCAACGCGCCAGACTACAAAGACGAGCTGATAGCCGAAGCCGAAAAGCTGGGCATCAATGCAGATCGTCGCTGGGGCGTTGCAAAGCTGCAGAAGGCCATAGCCGAG